CCAAGGTCGGGACCTCGGTCAACGCGATGCGATCGAGCCTTCGCGGGTTCTTCTGCTATCTGCACCGCGCAGGCGTGGTCCACCAGGACCCGAGCCGGCTTCTCCGGCGGGCCATCTGCTCGCCGCCGCCACCCCGGGCGCTCACCGATGACGAGCAGCGGCGGCTCCTGGCTGTCCTCGACGGCGACGACACCTACGAGGCCCGGCGGGACGCGGCGCTCGTCCGCACCATGCTCGGGACCGGGATCCGGCTCGGGTCCGCGCTGGCCCTGAGGGTCGAGGACGTGGACCTCCAGGCCCGTGAGCTGGTGATCCGATGCGCGAAGGGCAGCCGGCCTGACCGGTTGCCCATCTCACGGGAGGTGACGCGCGTGCTCGCGACCTGGGTCTGCGACCGGACCGAGGGCGTGCTCTTCGGGTCACGGTCCGGGTGGAGCCTCTGCCCGAGGCACGTCCAGCGGCGATTCCGGAAGGCCGTCGAGGCGGCGGGGATCACGAGGGCCGCTTCACCCCACGCGCTCCGCCACAGCTTCGCGACCCGGCTCTACGCCCGCACCGGCGACCTGGGACTCGTCCAGGCGGCTCTCCGCCACCGGAGCATCGCGAGCACCTTGGTCTACGCCAGGGTCGACGGGGAGAGGCTCAGGGCGGCGATTGGCTGATGACGTTGCCAACAGCCGGGTTCGTTGCATCGTTGAATCCCGACTCGACACCCTCAGAATCACAGCCTCGGATCATGCTCAACAGGATGATGGCGGCTATGGGGCCAATGAGTAGTAGGATTGGCAAGAGAATGAACATGCCACATCCGAGCTTGACACCATCCATGACTCCGCTTCGCGCCTGTACCTGACCAGTGTCGAGATCCCTACCGCAGAACCGACAGACCACCGCGGCCCGCCTGATCGTCTCGGCGCAGTAGGGGCATTGTCTCTCGCCTTCAGATCCCATCGCCTACGATTCTGGTGTCCTTCCTGAGGGGCGCTGTATCGAGCCCGTCGTGGTGTCCCCTGCATCGCTGGGCACCCCGTCCTGCTCCCGCCCAGAGAACCAGGCGAAAGCCATCGAGAGGTAGGCACCTCCGGCGCCGAGCGACAAGACCCAGAAGCCGGTGGAGTTTCGGTGAAGGCCCAGCTCCATGGAGAGGAGGAACAGGCCGAACAATGCCAGAGCACCGAATCCCAGGAGGGCCTCGACACAGTGGTCTGTGGCGCGGCTGCGGCGCAATCTGGGCATACCCACCTCCTGGCAAACAAGAGGGACCGTCCCCTCGCGAGCCGAGCTTCGCCTGACACGCAACTCGTGTCAAGCCCCGCCGGCGCGATCCTCCCGGGGCCATGGCGACCAAGGCCCAGCATTCACGCAAGTACCGCCGTCTCCTCCCCCTTCTCCGGGCACTCCGCGAGGAAGCCGGGCTCACCCAGCGCGACCTGGGCCTGAGGCTGAAGAAGCCCCAGAGCTGGATCTACAACTGCGAGACGGGCAACCGTCGGGTCGACGTGGCGGAGTTCTGTGACTGGGCCAAGGCCTGCGGGGTGGAGCCGGGTGCCGCGTTGGATCGGTTCCTGGGGAAGAGGAAGTAGGCCCGAGGGCCGGGACTACCCCTCCTCCGGCAGCCGGAGCACCGGCGCCCCGTCCTCGTCGCAGAGGTGCACCACACCCCCACCCTCCCTGGCCACGGCCACCACCCGTGCGTTCCCTCCCCACCCGAGCAGCACGACCCCGGGCTCGACCTCGGCCAGCGGCCCCCTCTCGGGGTCGCCTACCTGGACCCGGGCCTCGCCCCGGGCGTCGACCTCCAGGACCAGGACGGGACGGCCACGCTCGCCGAGGAGGGAGACCCGGGGCACTTCCTTGACCCCGCCGTTCCGGGGGTCGCCCATGGCGACGACTTCCAGGACCAGCCGTGGCCGCCCCTCGCCGTCCACCACCACGAGCCGCCCGCACCGGATCTCGTCGTGCGGCTGGTGGTCTCGGCGGTGGTCCATCGGGGCGCTCCGTCCTCCCCGCTCCGGCACGCGGCACCGGGGAGCGACAGGAAGCCTCGACGAGCGGGAGAAGGCAAGGGAGCCCCCTTCGGCTTCCACCAGAGCCCCCACCCCCAGGCCGAGGGAGCCTCGGCGGGACATTTGGGGAGCCTCTGGGGAGCCTCTGGTGTCAGAGGCTCCCCATCACAACCTCTTGCCAACAAGCCATTTGTGCGATCACGGGGAGCCTGGGGAGCCTCTACGGGGTCCAGGGCTCACCCCCGGAAACACGATGAGAAGAGAGGTGGGCTACCACAGGGGCGCTTCCACCGAGCGTCACCAGGGGGCCGGAGACATGTTTCCGCGTGCGCGTAGGTCCGGGAAGAGGCTCCCCAGGCTCCCAAGCATCGTGGAAGTTCCTATCTGTAATTGACTTATGTCGGGGAGCCTCAGAGGGCCAAGGCTCCCCAGAGGCTCCCCGGAACGCCCGAAAGGCTCCCCGTGGCACCCGCTTCCACGGTCTTGCGATCCAGCCGCGGCCCTGGGCCTGGGCCGTGCGCCACCGTTTCATCCTGGACCCCTCGGTTGAGCCCTATCACCACCCAAACCATGATCCAAGCATTTCTTGGTTCTACAGCCTCAGTAAACCGTCATGATGCTGGACTGATTCTCACGTCTTTTTTGGTTTCTGAAAGGGCATGCCTTGTGCCTGGGAAGCCCTTTCTGTTGTCCCCCCGGGAGCTGCGGGCCAGCTCCGGCCCGGGCCGCGCCAGCGGCCTGTCACACCGTCAGCTGGACCCCGGCCCCCCTTCGAAGCCGCCAGACGGCGAGCGCCAAGGCCACGACCGTGTCGTCGTGACAACCGCTCGGCGCGCCGGTCTTGACGTTCCCCGCATCCGTGATGGCGTACTCGAAACTCTCCAGCTCATCGATGCCAATCGGCCAGAGGTCGGGGCGCGGGAGGGTGATCTCCTCGCGCTCGATCATCATGGCGAGGTTGTTGATCAGGTCGGCCTTTGATCGCGCGGTGAACGGATACGCACGACAGGCAAGCCCGGCCATACGGAGCTGTTCATAGACGGGCTCCCCTTTCCCGGTGCTGTCCACCGTGACGATCACGCTCCCACCGTAGCGATCGACCGCCGCCTTGATGCGCTCCACCTGGAGTGCCCAGTCGAGGCGGTGGAAACGATCGGCGAACACGACCTCGCGCCGAGTGTTGGCGAAAACGAGGACGGTGTAGTCTTCCACTTTCGCGAGATCGAGTCCCCCGTAGTACAGCTCGCCCGGAACCGGGTCCTGCCACTGACCGGTGGCGACGTCCCGGACGTTCCGAAACACCTGGCCGGCGCCTTCGAGGAACTGGCCGCCCAGCTCCTGAAGGAACACACGCTCGGGGAGACGCTCCCTCTCCGCCTCGATGACGGAGCGATCGAGATACGGATTCTCCCAACTCGGAGCGTTCCAGCTCTCGTAGTCGGGGTCGTCTCCCTGGCCCCGGCGGAAGGCATCGTAGAACCAGCCCTTCCCTTTTGGCGTGGAGATCAACAGGGCCCATCCCCTCTTGTCGAGTAGTCTCTGTGAGAGATGACCTTCCCAGATCGCCGGCTTCAAGCGTGCCGCCTCGTCGACGATCACCCAGTCGAGCCCCTCACCGAGAAGGCTCACGGGGTTGTCCGCCGACTTCGCCCGGATCTCGGATGTCCCTCCTGCGAGATTGCGAACGACGAGTCTCTTGTCGCTCTCGCGGAGAAGAACGAGACGGTGGCGCAGTCGCTCGGCGGCGACGAGGGCGATCTCTCTGTAGACCTTGTCGGCCAGTTCGTAGGTCGGCGCGCAGACCCAGCCGTAGGATCGGTCGCGCGGCTCCATGCAGGCGGCGAGCGCCTCCATCGCAGCCGCACGGCTCTTGCCCCACCTCGTTCCGGCAGCCAGTACACGACGGGGTGCATTCGAGTCGTGCACGAGCTGCTGGCCGGGATGCGGGGCGTAGCCGGCGTCCTGGAAGAATGCGACCTTGTTAAAGAGCGGCGTGGTGGTCGTCATGAAGCCGTCTCCGTGGAAGGAGAAGCCGACCCCGTCTGGCTGCGAGGCCGGCTCCACTTCCAGATCCCGTAGAGACTCAAGAGGAAGTACACGCCCTGGAGTGCCGCCTGCTGCGGAAGACCGTGCCGGTAGTCGGCGACGGCCCACATGGCGTTGGTGATGGCCCACAAGACAAAGCACACCCTGTAGCCGTGGATGTTCAGCACGACTCCGACGAGCGAGAGCACCGCCATCAGCCAGTAGAGCACGGTGCGTCCTCCTCAGTTCCCAGCCGCTCCGCCTTGATGCTCTCGAAACATCGGCCGTCACCGTCGAGAGTCGCGTTCCTGCCCGTGAGCTTCTGCCATCGCAGGCAGATCACATCCGTGTAGAGCGGATCCAGCTCCATGAGGAATGCCTTGCGGCCCGTCTGCTCCGCTGCGATGAGGGTGGAGCCGCTGCCGCCGAAGAGATCGAGGATGTTCTCGTGCTTCCGCGATCCGTACTGGATCGCCCTCGCCGCAAGTTCGACGGGCTTTTCCGTCAAATGAATCATCGACTGCGGGTTCACCTTGCGGACCGACCACACATCGGTCGCGTTGTTCGGCCCGAGGAAGACGTGGGCTGCGCCCTCACGCCATCCGTAGAATCCGAGTTCGAAATTCCCGAGGAAATCTTTCCGCGTCAGAACAGGATGCTCTTTGACCCAGACGATTCCCTGCGAGAAGTAGAGCCCGGCTGCTGCGAGGGGTCCGGGATAGCTGCCAAGGTTCGAATACCCACCCCAGATCAAGAAACAGCGCCCCGGCAGTAGCACGCGCGCGATGTTGCCGAACCAGGCGCGAAGGAGCTTGTTAAAGTCCTCGCCCGTCAGGAAATCGTTCGCGAGCGGTCGGTCCTTCGCACGCAGCTTCCTGCTCGTCGGTTTCGACTTGTCGGGATGGCGTGCGAGATCGAGCTTCTGGTGGTGCGTCGTGCCCTTGAACGAGGAGAGCCCGGCGGCGATCGCGTTGTTACTCCTCGGCTCAACGCGAACGCCGTAGGGAGGATCCGTGTTGCAAAAGTGAATGGGAGCGCCAGCGAGCAATCGGTCAACGTCCTCTGCCCGTGCGCTATCGGCGCACAGAACTCGATGGTCGCCCAAGAGCCAGAGATCGCCTGACCGTGTCGTCGCCTCGTCGGGAGGCTCCGGGACCGCATCCTCGGTGACCTCTGCGGGCCCGAGGTCGGCCTGGATCTCGTCGAGGAGCGCGTCGAGGTCGCTCTCCGAGTACCCCACCCCATCGAGCGCTCCCTCGTCCTTCAGCTCCTGGAGGAGCCGGGCGAGGGTCTGCTCGTCCCAGGTCGCAAGCTCCCCTGTCCGGTTGAGCGCGATCCCGAGGGCCGTGGCCGTCAAGTCGTCGACGTCGAGTTCCACCACCTCGGCCTCGGTCCAGCCGAGCTTCTTCATCGCGACCCAGCGGCCGTTGCCACCGATGATGCGGCCCGTGGCCTTCTGAACGACGAGGGGCTCTGCTTGCCCGAACCTCCGGAGGCTCGCCACGATCGCATCGAGGTTCTCCTCGGGGTGGTGGCGGGCGTTGCTCGGGTCGAGGTGAAGAGCGTCGAGGGGGACCCTGCGGGTCCGAAGGCGGGGCACGCCAGTTTCCATGGCCAAACTCCTCCCAGTGGTGACAGGGGATGGACGTCGTCTTGGAGTTGGCTTGGAATTGATGGCCCCAGGGGGTGGGGGCCGCTTGGAGTTGATCTCAAACTTGGCCTCCAGTATATCACGGAGGTTCTCACCCCGGCCAGGGCGCCGGTTGCAGTTCCACCGAAGCCCCCGGGTTGTGGGTGGAAACCGGCCAAGAATCCGGCCCAATGGTGATCAGAGGGGGGAGCAACGCGCACGGCCCACGGAGGGACAACCAATGCCACGCAAGAAGAAGACCAGGAAGAGCCAAGACCTCCAGCCCGACGAATTCGCCGACCTCCGGGAGAAGCGGGATCGAGATCGGGCAACGAGGGAGGCCGAGGAGAAGGAACGCTCGCAGCTTGCGAAGATGATGCAACGGACCCAGGACGCGGTCGCGCTGGCTGCCCGGGGTACAAAGGACAGGCCAACGCATGATCCCTTCGACGAGAACCCCCGGGAAGTCTTGATCTCCTCTCAGGAATGGGCTCCCCTGATCGCGGACGCTGCGGCGGCCTGGAGCGTTTGGCCTGGCGCGAAAGTCCTCGATGAGAAACCCATCCCCGACGCGGGCGCTGGCGTAGAGGCAGCCGAACGCATCTGGAAGCGGACCATCGACGGCGCTCCAGTGAAGACAGTCTTGAAGTTGCTCAAGGCCGCCAGAGGGGCGCTCGGCAAGTGGGATGGAAAGGGCGACCACCGTGACTCCGAACTCGGCATCCTGACGTTCTTCAAGCAACTCAACCAGTACCTTGGAAATGAGTGGCGTCCTCCACACGGCAAACGGAACCCGAGGCCCGTTTCCCCGATGGCGGCATCGGGCACGACCACCACGGAAGGCACGTCGGGCACCAGCGACAGCCGATCAACCAAGGACCTCCGGTCCTCTGACTTTGGCGCAAAGGAGTTTGCCATGGTCAAGCAGGTCCCTCTTCTCTTCGAGGCCGATGCGGTATGGATTGTTGACTCGCGCAGCATTTGGCACCGCGACCGCCTTCGGAAACCGCAGCTCTCCGGTGGCTCCATCGTCGTCGCTCTCCAGCTCCTCCGCTCTCACCTCGTCAAAGCGCCTGGCACTCGTCTCCTCAATGGCCAGATCGCCAAGCACGCCAGGTACAGCAGCGGGATTGCGGCGTCTCGCGCCCTCAAGGATCTCATCAAGCGAGAAAGAACCGGCCGCTTCTGGGGGGCGATCCTCGACCCGCCCCCAACAACAAGCCCCAGGAACACGGGCTGGCGAATGGTCGATCCCCGCGCGACTCCTGACACATGACAGATCTCCATACAGAACTCCTGATATCAAGAGTTCTGTAGATAGTCCGGGGTCCCAAACGGCGTAGGTTGAGGGGTCAGTAGTCGAGCGCTGGCTCGCCACCCGTTCAATGCTGAACCCGGCCCCAGGCCGGATGTGGCGGCCCCCGAGCCTTTCCTACGGGCGAGCCACGACCTCGGGGGTCGCCCTTCCTCCTGGGCCGCCCATGAGGCCAAGTCGTGGCGACCGATCACCAGGATGGATCCCAGGGGTCCCCACCAGGGTCTCCCGAGCCCCACCCACCAGCGCTCTCCCTCACCCTGGTAGCGTGCAAGCGCGCGCGGAAGCTCACCCCCGCGATCCTCACGATCGCCGAGCTGCAGGCGCGCTTCCGGCACCGCGTCGGTGAGAAGGACGGACCCGCGTTCATCCCGGCCATCTTCTCCCGGCACGACCAGGGGCGCAAGAACGAGTTCGTGGACCGGGTGACAGCGCTCACCTTCGACCTTGAGCACCTGGGGGCCTCCGATCTTCCGTCGATCCTCGATCGAATCCGGCACTTCGCCCTGGTCTACACGACGTTCAGCCACACCCCCGAGAAGCCACGGATCCGAATCGTGATCCCGCTTCTCCGCCCCATCACTCCCGACGAGCACGGCCGTCTCTGGAGACACCTTGCTCAGCTTCTCGGCCCTTCCGTCGATCAAGCCTGCAAGGACGCGAGCCGCCTCTTCTTCTTCCCCAGGGTTCCGGATGAAGCCGCTCTCACGAGCGCCTGGACCAAGACTCTCGATGGCGACTGGCTCGATCCCGACCAGTTCCTCGCCGAGATCCGTTCTACCGATGATCGGAGCAGCGCTCACGAAGACGGCGACGAGACCCTCTTGCGCACGCCGCCACCCGCCAGGCCATCGCCAGCTCTCGATGCGACTGAAGACGAGGAGGACAAGCCTGACCTCCAACCCATCCTGGACGGCTGCTCCTGGCTCCGGCACTGCATCGAGGGCGCCTCCACCCTCTCGGAGCCGGAATGGTACGGGGCTCTCTCCATCATCGCCCGCGCCAGGAACGGCCGCGACGCAGCCCACGACGCAAGCCGTCCCTATCCCGGCTACGACCCGGTCGAGACCAATCAGAAGATCGATCACGCGCTCTCTGCGGCCGGGCCACGGACCTGCCGGAACATCCGTCGCAGCCTTGGTGGCGAGACCCGTTGCAGCGCCTGCGACCACTGGGGGTTCATCAAGTCGCCCATCGTGCTCGGACTTCCGTCCACGGCGGTGCGCACCTGGTCGGTCGTCCTTTCAACGCTGGAGACCATCACCGAAGACAACGGCGAGGTCGCGTTCGAGCCGAGCTTTCTCCGTGCCGCGGCCAGGCTCAAGCACCGCGACAAGCGCAAATACGTCAAGCTCCGTCGCGAGCTGAAGAAGCGGAAGGTTCCGATTCGCGACTGGACGACGGCCGTGCAGGCGGAGGTTCGTGGGCTCCGCAAGTCCCGCCGCGACGCAAGCGGCAGGAAGCTCCCCACCATCCATGTCAACGGCGTGGCGCTCCCTATCAAGGTGAAGAAGGCCTGGAGAGCAATCATGCGGTGGAACGAGCCGACGCCGCAGCTCTTCCTGCGCTCGGACACGATCGCTCGACTCGTCCGGCCAGGCGCCGCTCCACTCTGCTTGCGTGACGTCAGCGAGACCGAAGTCTTCGGTCACCTTGCACGCGCTGCGAACTGGGTCCACGGCGGCGAGAAAGGCGACGTACCCGTCCATCCCGATCGAGACGTCTGCAAAGACATGATGGCGTTCCCGCGCAAGAACCTGCCGCCACTCGAACGCATCATTAACTGCCCCATCTTCACTCGCGAAGGGATCCTTATCCAGACACTCGGATACCACCGCCAGCATGCCCTCTACTTTGATTCCCACGATGCCGTCGTCGTCGATGTCCCGCCAGTTCCATCCCCCGAGGATGTCGCGTGGGCACGCTGGTTCTTGACGGAGGAACTGCTCTCCGACTTCCCGTTCGTCGACGAGTCCGACCGCACCCACTTCATCGGCGCCCTGATTCTCCACTTCGTGCGCGACTTCATCGACGGCTGTACACCGATCCACGCCATCGATGCGCCGACGCCAGGGACCGGCAAGGGACTTCTCTGCTCAATCGTCCATCTCGTGGCGACAGGCCAGGGCGCCAAGGCCCAGATTATTCCGAATGACGACGACGAGTTCCGAAAGCGCATCACCTCCATGCTGGAGCGTGGCCCGGCTGTTGTCCACCTCGACAACGTCCACCGACTCGTCGATTCCGCAGCGCTTTCGGCGGTGACCACGGCCGAGTTCTGGACGGACCGGCGCCTGGGTCACACCCAAATGATCACCGCCCGAAACCGCGCCACGTGGCTCCTCACTGGAAACAACCTGCGCTTGTCGGGGGAGATTGCCCGGCGGTGCGTGCGTATCCGGCTCGATGCCGGGTGCGCGGAGCCGTGGAAGCGGACGGAGTTCCGCCATGCCGATCTACAGGGCTGGGTCCGCAAGAATCGCTCCGAGATCGTACGCGCCATCCTGGTCTTGGCCAGCAACTGGATCGCGAAGGGAAAGCCCGGTTATCCCAGGAGGATCGGGAGCTTCGAGACGTGGAGCGACGTCATCGGCGGCATCCTGTCGGTCGCTGGCTTCCCGGGTTTTCTGGCCGTCGACCTGGAGTCCGAGGAGAGCGTCGAGTGGCAGCGCTTCGCCGCGGCCTGGTACGAGCACCACGGCTCCGAGCCACGCCGCGTGAACGAGCTGCTCTCACTGTCCCAGAACCTGGGTCTCCTTCACGAGGTGCGCGGAGAGGGAAGCGACCAGTCCCAGGTGACCCGCCTGGGCAGGGCGCTGGGGGCCCGGCAACGGTGCGTCCTCGGCAGCTACCGGCTGGAACTCGCCGAGGACGGCGGGCACAAGGGCAAGCGATACGCGCTCGTACCCCTGGAGCCTCCCACGACGGACAGCGACGGAGATGCGAGGCCCGGCGAGGAACCGGCCGTCGAGCCCTCTCCGGCAGGGGAATCCCAGAGCGATGGCCCAACCCCCGACCGGGGAGCGACCTCCGAGTCCCCCGGCGAGCAGGAGCGCTCGGGGGCCGCGCCTCCCGATTCCCACCCGGTTGTCTCGGAGCCACCCCGGGGTGGGGCAGAGGCTCCCCAGGCTCCCCGCTCTCCTGTAACCGACAATGGGTTAAGCACTTCGGATGGGGAGCCTCGTCAGCCCGAGGCTCCCCAGAGGCTCCCCGAAGGCTCCCCCGCGCAAGGCAACCTGTTCGAGGACCTACCCGGTTTCGCCGATCCCGACGAGTCCACCCTTCCGGGGGCGAAGCCATGATCGCGCCCCCCACGACGCCCCCGGCGCGGTGCCGGTCTCCACCCCGCCTCAGGAGGGCCACGCCGGTCGACCTGTACCCACGGCTCCCTGGAGGAGCCCCCATGACCATCCCGCAACTCGAACCCGAAAGGACCTGCTCATGCCACACATTGATTTCGGTCATGTCGACGAGGCCCGTGACTTCGACCCCATTCCTCGCGGCACCTACCCGTGTCGTCTCGCAAAGATCGAGGAGGAGGTCACGCGGCACAACGACGAGATGTGGAAGCTCGTCTGGGTCGTCGAGTCCGGACCCCACCAGGGACATGAGATCTGGGACTGGCTCCCGTTCTCGGTAGGCGCTCTGCCCCGCGTCAAGAAGCTGTGTCGGGCTGTTGGCATCGACACGAGCCGATCGGCAGACCTGATCCCCGGCATGTTCCTCGACAGGCGCGCCCACGTCACGATCGTCGTCGGGCAGTACCAGACCGATGACGGCGACCTCAGGCCCTGCAACAAGGTCACCTGGGCGGGCTATGACCCCATTCCTCCGCGCGACCACGGAGACGATCGCGCTCCCTTCTGATCGGAGTAACCCATCGATGTACCCTCTCGTTTCCAGCGTGCGATTCACGTCGGCACCCGTGCAGGACCAGCAATCGGGGCTTGTCGGATTTGTCTCCCTGCTGCTCGCCGGCTGCTTGCGCATCGACGGGATCGCCGTGAGAAGAACGCGGTGCGGCCGTCTCGTGTTGAGCTTCCCGGTACGTCGCGATGCGGTGGGTCGCGAGCACTCCGTCGTCCGGCCGATCGACGACGCAGCGCGTCGAGACATCGAAGCTACGGTCCTCCGGTCTCTGCCATTCCTTGAGGAGGCCGGAGAATGAGCATCTCCCCCACCCGGGCGCGCGATCCCGACCTCATCACCGACATCGCGGCGATCCTCGCCGCCGCGGTGATCCGCCTTCTCGTCCGCCGAGAATCCACTTGCCAGTTCCGGGAGAGCAAGCGCTCCTGTCCCCAGCGGGTTGACGGAAAGAGAGGCCCGGAGGCCAGCATGCTGATCGGAGGTGAGAGATGAGCGAGACGCCGTTCCACACGACGCGGATGGGCGCGACCTTCTACGAGACCACCATGCCGGACCTCGTGCGGCAGGTCGCGCGGATGAACGAGCTGCTGGCGCGCATCGCGACGGCGCTGGAAACACGAACCACAAAGGAGAAGAACGCATGACGACGACCCATCAGATCAAGCAGGCCGAGGCCCTCATGGAGATCCTCCGGCTGCCCTTCAAGGTCACCGCCGACGGACATCTCGCCTCGTTCGACAACGGGGTCGTACGCCTCCAGGCAGTGATGCCGATCGACGCGTCCGCACACAACGGTTCCGAGGCCCGCAACTACCCGAGCCTGTATCGACTCCTGGCGGTGGCGGCTGACTTGGAGGTCTCCTTCGACGAGAGGAGGTTCGGTCGCCTGGAGGGGATCCTGGCCCAACCCATACCCCGCGATGCAGCGGGCGTCCTCGAACTGCTTCGCGGAATGGCCGAGGCCACCGAGCCTTCGGAAGGCAAGGACGCATGACCGACATCACCAAAGAGATCGAGAGCATGCAGGGAATGACGACCCCTGAGCTGGTCGGGCGGTACGAGCAACTCTGGGGCAAGGCTCCCCGTGTGCGAAACCCCGCCTGGCTGCGGAAGCGGTGCGCGTGGAAGCTCCAGGAGATCAAGTTCGGCGGGCTCAGTACGGCGGCGAAGCGGGTGCTGGAGGAGCTGATCGCCGAGATCGACTTCCCGCTGGGCGACGAGGAGAGGACGGTCACGGGCAAGCTCACAAAGCGCAGGCGACCCGGTGACCCGGCCGTGGGCACGACGCTCACGAGGGAGTGGCGAGGTCGGGAGCTGCGCTGTCGAGTCCTCCAAGACGGCTACGAAGTCGATGGCGTCCTCTACCCATCCCTGACAGCGGCAGCGCGAGCGGTGACCGGCTCCCACTGGAACGGCCGAGCCTTCTTCGGCCTCGTCGAACGAAAGCGGCGATGAGCGCGATCCGGACTGGCAACGGGAAGGTGCGGGCGGGAAACGGGGCCCGCGTCACGGAGACGAAGACGCTCCGCGTCGCGATCTACTGCCGCAAGTCCGTCGCCGACCGCAACGGGACGGACTTCGGCTCGATCGCGGCGCAACGCGAGGCCGTCGAGGCGTTCGTCCTGAGCCAGCGCGGCGAGGGTTGGGTCGCCCTTCCGGCAAGATACGACGACGACGGCTGCAGCGGCTCCAACACAGACCGCCCCGCCTTTCAGCGACTCCTGGGAGACGTCAAGGAGGGGCACGTCGACGTAATCGCGGTCTACAAGATCGACCGTCTATCGCGAAGTCTCACCGACTTCGCCCGCCTGATCGACTTCTTCGAGGAGCACAACGTCACGTTCGTCGCCGTGACGCAGCAGTTCAATACGGCGACCAGCATGGGCCGGCTGACACTCAACATCCTGATGTCGTTCGCGGAATTCGAGCGGCAAGTGATCTCCGAGCGGACCGCCGACAAGATGCTCGCGACCCGGAAACGGGGCAAGTGGACAGGCGGCCCTGTTCCCCTCGGCTACGACATCGAGGACAAGAAGCTCGTTGTCAACAAGGCCGAGGCGAAGGTGGTCCGGCTTGCGTTCGAGACCTTCGTCGAGACGGGGTCCGTCGTCCGGACCCTGGCGGCGCTCAACGGCCACCGGACCCGGAAGGGCAAGCCCCTCTCACGCGCCGTGCTCGTCACCCTCCTTCGGAGCCCGATCCCGGCCGGGCGCATGCGGGCCGGCGACGAGATCGTCGATGGCGAGCACGAGGCCATCGTCGACCCGGACCTCTGGCAGCGTGCCCAGGAGGTCCTCGACGGGAACAAGCGGGCGCAGAGGGAGAAGCGGCCGTCCGAGGCGCTGCTGGCGGGCCTGCTCCGATGCGGACGGTGCGGGACCGCCATGTCCCCCACGCACACGCGGCGGAGCGGGCGGCTCTACAACTACTACCAGTGCGGGTCCTCGGACCGACACGGTGCCACGGCCTGCCCCGGTGGCAGGATCCCGGCCGCACCCGTCGAGGCCATCGTCGTCGACCGGATCCGGGCCATCGGCGAGGACCCGGACCTCGTGGAGGCCACAGTCGAGGCCGCCAGGGTCCAGCTCGACCGGGAGCGGGCAGATGCCGACCGACGGGTGGCGGACGCCCTGGCCCGCCAAGGGGACCTCCTCCCCCGCCGCCGGACCGCCCTCGAGGCGATCACGGCCAACGGGCGCGACCAGCGGGCCACACACGAGGCGCTCGGGGTGCTCACCGCCGAGCTGGAAGGGGTCGAGGCCGAACTGCGCGACGCCCAGGCCAAGGCCGACGCCCTCGCCCGCGTCACGCTCCGCGAGGACGAGATCCGATCGGCCCTCGCCAGCTTCGCCGAGGTGTGGGACGAGCTGTTCCCCCGCGAGAGGGCGCGGCTCGTCTCCCGGCTCGTCGAGGGGGTCGGATACGACCCCGCCACCGACGAGGTAGAGATCCGGTTCAGGCCCCAGGGGTTTGCCTTGGTGGCAGGGAGGCAGGCATGAGCAGGTTCACGGTCAAGGTCAAGGCGGGACTCAAGAGGGAGAAGCCGGAGCAGCCGGAGAAGGAGCTGCCCAGGCCGCCGTCCCGGATCGCCCGGCAGCTCGCGCTCGCGTACCGGGTGGAGCGGATGGTGGATGAGGGGAAGATCCGAAACTACGCCGAGGCGGCCCGAACGCTCGGGGTGACCAGGGCCCGGATGAGCCAGATCCTCAACCTCCTGACCCTACCGCCCGCCGTCCAGGAGAGGATCCTCCTCGGGCGTGAACCCCTCTCGGAGCGGCGACTCCGGGGTGCCGAGCCGGACGACGAATCGAGTTCAACACCGCTTTTCACCGCGGCTGCCGCGCGGTGAAAACCTTAGCTCGTTAGACCTCCCGCCCCGACGCCTCGTAGGTCAGCCCGAAGACCATGTCCGTCATCCAGCGCCGGAACCCCTCGTTGTCCATGAACTGCTTGAAGAGCTCCGTGTCGTCTTTGAGCACGGCGGTCATGACGCGCTTCAGGGCCTCGTCGTGCTCGATCTTCGCGTTCTGCCGGTCCGAGTTCTTGCGGGCGTTCTGGTACCGCGGATCTGCGGCCACGCGAGAGGGGATGTCCTCGGTGATGAGCTTGTGCACGCGGTCCTTGTCGGTCCACGGGATGTTTCCGAACTGGTCGTTGAAGGTCTTGAGGATGTTGGAGAGCCGGTCCAGCTCGGGCTCGGGCTTGTGGCCGCCGCCCGTGGTCGGCACCGGCTCGATCTCGGCGTCCGCGTCCGGGAGCAGGATCTTCACGGCCGCCTGCTTCTCCACCCGGTAGCTGTCCATGTCGATCGACTCGAGGATGCCCTTCGACAGGTCCTCCTCGACCGGCGCCGGCAGCTTGGGCACGAGGAAGGTCAGGAAGATCGAGAGCTTCTCCCATTCGGCGTTGCTGTACGGCAGGATCGACGACAGGAACCCGTGGGCGCGCAGGAAGGCCTTGGCCTTGCCCTTGAAGTCCACCTGACTGTCCTCGTCGAGGCGCTCGCGGTAGTCGGCCACGCAGGCGTCGAGGATGGGGTCGAGCCGGTCGCGGTCGGCCCCGCCCAGGTAGAGCGCCACGAGCTTGTCCACCTGCGCGGCTGAATAGACCTGGTTTTCGTCCAGCGCCGCCTTGATGTCGTGCAGCTTGTTCGGGTCGGTCTCCTCGGCAAGAACCGTCGTGCGGTAGTAGTCGGCGAACGCCTCCTGGATCGTGTCAGAGTCGTTCATGAAGTCGAGCACGAACACGTCGTGTTTCTTCGGGTGCGCGCGGTTGAGCCGCGAGAGCGTCTGCACCGCCTTGACGCCCGTGAGGATCTTGTCCACGTACATCGTGTGCAGCAGCGGCTCGTCGTAGCCGGTCTGGAACTTGTCGGCGCAGACGAGGAAACGGTACGGGTCCTGCTGGATCTTGTCGGGGATCTGGCCCGACGGGAAGCCGTTGAGCGAAGCCTCGCTCAGCTTCGCGCCGCCGTAATCGTGCTCGCCCGAGAAGGCCACGATGGCCCGGTAGCGGCTCTTGCGCTCGGCCAGGTAATCGCGGATCGCGTGGTAGTACTGGATGGCGCGCTCGATGCCGCTCGTCACCACCATCGCGCGCGCCTCGCCGCCGATCTTCTTCAGCGCCAGCACCTGCTCGTGGAAGTGGTCCACCATGATCTCGGCCTTGAGCCGGATGGCGTGGTCGTGGCTCTCGACGTAGCGGCGCAGCTTCTTCTTCGCGCGCTTGGTGTCGAACTCCGGGTCGCCCTCGACCCTCTTGACCAGCTTGTAGTAGCTCTCGACCGGCGTGTAGTGGCGCAGCACGTCCAGGATGAAGCCCTCCTGGATCGCCTGCTTCATGGTGTAGCTGTGGAAGGGCCGGTGACGCACCGTGCCGTCAGGTTGCGGCTCGGGCTCGCCGAAGATCTCGAGCGTCTTGTTCTTGGGCGTGGCGGTGAAGGCGAAGTAGCTGGCGTTGGGCAGCAGCTTCTTGGCCTCCATCAGCCGGTTGATCGTGTCCTCCAGCGTTTCGTCGTCCTCCTCGGCCCCGTCCGCAGAAAGCGCCATCGAGAGCGCCGCCGAGGTGCGCCCGCCCTGGCTCGAGTGCGCCTCGTCGATGACGATCGCGAAGCACCGCCCGCGGTGTTCGCTGCCGATCTCGTCGAGGATGAACGGGAACTTCTGCACCGTGGAGATGATGATCTTCTTCCCCTCGGCGATGAACTTGCGCAGGTCGCCCGACCGCTCGGCGTGCCCAACCGTCGCGCCCACCTGCGCGAACTGCTTGATCGTGTCCTTGATCTGCTTGTCGAGGATCCGGCGGTCGGTGACGACGATGATCGAGTCGAAGACCGTCGCCTCGTCCCTCTCGATGACGATGAGCTGGTGCGCGAGCCAGGCGATGGAGTTCGACTTGCCGCTGCCGGCCGAGTGCTGGATGAGATACCGCCGGCCCGCGCCGTGCGCCCGCGCGTCGGCCAACAGCCGCCGCACCACATCGAGCTGGTGGAAGCGCGGCCAGATCTGCACCGCCTTTTTCCGGCCCGTCTTGTCGTCCTTCGTCTCGACGACCTGCGCGTAGTTCTCGAGGATGTCGGTGAGGCCGTCGCGAGTGAGGATGCGCTTCCAGAGGTAGTCGGTCTTGAGCCCGTTTGGATTGGGCGGGTTGCCCGCGCCGTCGTTCCAGCCCTGGTTGAAGGGCAGGAACCACGAGCCCTTGCCCTTGAGGTGCGTGCAGAAGCGCACCTCGTGGTCGTCCACCGCGAAGTGCACGACGCAGCGCCCGAACTCGAACAGCTTCTCGCGTGGGTCGCGGTCGCGCTGGTACTGCTCGACGGCGTCGGCGACCGTCTGCTTGGTCAGACTGTTCTTCAGCTCGAAGGTGGCGACGGGAAGCCCGTTGATGAAGAGCCCGAGGTCGAGCGCGCGCTGCGTCTCATCGCGGCTGTAGCGAAGCTGCCGAGTGACGCCGAAGCGGTTGGCCACGTAGCGCTCGGCGGCCCTGGCGTTGCCCGGCGAGGGCGTGCCGTAGAAGAGGTCGAGGCGGTGAGGCCCGTGCTTGAGCCCGTGGTGCAAGACGTCGATGGTGCCTCGCTTCGTGATCTCGCCCTGCAGCCGCGCCAGGAACTTGCGCCGCGTGGGGCCGTCCTGGCCGAGGTCGAGCGCGTCGCAGACCTCCGGCTGGGTCGCGCGCAGGAAGGCCGAGAGCTGCGCGAGGTCGACGCAGTACTCGCGCTCGTAGTCCCTCGGATCGCCGCAGGTCCAGCCCGCGCCGTAGGCCGCCGGCCGCTCGCGGACGGCGTTGGCCGCGGCGGCGCCGGGATCGCAGGCCGAGCCGGTCAACGCCGTGCAGATCAGCCGCTCGAGGCCGCGCTCGGAGGTGTCGGTGGTCATCGGGCGCCGCTCCTGCACGCGATCAAGGACCCGCCAAGGACTGCCAGGCGGGCCAAGTGCCTGTGCCAGCGAGGGTTGGGGGCGCGGCCCGACCAGCTCCTATCCCGCCGGCGCGAGTGCCCATCAAGCAACCAGCAAGCAATCCGCTGGGCCATAACCCCTTGATATCCAAGCGCCTGTGGCCGCGGAGCACGCACCGAGGGTGCCCTTCGGAGCGAAGCCATCAAGCAATCTCCCCCTGGTCCGGCCGGGGTGCCGCCCAGAAAGGCAGGTAGCTCCGGATCCGCGTACCGACCTCCGGGTCCGCGATCACGATCAAGCCTGCTTCGACGGCCTCCCCGAGCAGCCGGGACACGGTCGCGATGTTCTTGTCATCGATACCGAGGCGCTGCCGAAGCGAGGCGTTGGTCATCGGCTGCCGGGTCACGTACCGCAGGCACGCATGGAGGTAGCAGGCGCGCACCCGGTCCGCCTTGTCCATGGCCGAGAGGGGCTTGTGGGCGAAGAGGATCGTCCGCGTGAACCCCTCCGGACTCTCGAAGAGCGGCGCCGGAAGCTGGAACAGCTCGACCTGGGACACGACCTTGTCGATCCCGCTGCCCCGCTCCTCGCAGATCCGGAAGCGGCGCATGAGCGAGGCGAGCGCCTCGTTGCGCGAGCGAGGCGGCGTGTCCACGAAGCGCTGGGTATCGACGAGCGGCTGACCGGGGTTGGTGATCTCGATGCGGTCGTCGAAGATCTCCACCATCGGTCCGGCGCCGGTGACGAAGAAGTCCTGGTGGATGAGCGCGTTGGCCACCAGCTCGCGCACTGCCAGCTCGGGGAACATCGGCACGCTCCTGCGCAGAGCCTCGCCGATAACCTCGTTGGCGGGGAGCAGTCCGTGGATGTATCTGATCAGCCCCTCGAAGCCGCAGGCGTAGCCCTTGCCGCCCTCCTGTTCCTTCAGCGTCTCCGTCCGGCCGTTGCCGCGGTACTGGACGACGCGCACGGCCTTGCGGCGCAGCGGGTGGAAGGCGTCGAGCCGCTTGGCGAACAGGATGGCGCCGAGGTTCGCGATGTCCCAGCCGCCGGCGTCGCCCCTACGGATCAGCCGGTCGTCGGCCAGGGCGGCGAGGATGCCCTGTCGGTCCGCCGGCAGCGGCCGCTCCAGCAGGTCGAAGTAGGCCGGGTAGTCCAGCAGGCGCAGCACGTCGTCGCCGGTCGCGCGCTCGGTGGCGACGCCGTCCTCGAACGGCGTCTGGTCGAAGATGCGCCACAGCGCCCGTTCCTTCTCCGGGAAGTCCTTGAGCTTCTTCTTGTAGGTGCCGACGCGGATGAACTCCTGGCCCGAGAAGCGCACCGGGTGACGCGCGGCCCGCGCGACCTCCAGCAGCACGACGCGGCGTTCGTCGACGTCCACCGTGAAGAAGCGGAAGTCGATCTTGGGATCCAGAAGCCGCAGGAGCCAGCTCTCCAGCTCCTCGTTGCCGACCCGCGCCGCGTGCGGGTCGAAGCTGGTTCCCACGATGGCGTGATCCACGTCGCGCACACCCCACACCAGGTACGCGAAGGCCTTGCCCACGAGCGCGGCTGCGTTCGCCAGCGCCGAGAGGTACTCGCCGATCCCCTGCGGCTCGGCCTCGTTGACCTTGAACTCGACCCACTCCGTCTCCCGCGGCAACGCGCACAGCTCGCGCACGAGGCTCGCGAGATAGTCGGCGGGCCGATCGCTGCTCACGCCTCGGCCTCCTCGGGGATGGGTTCCAGGTCATCGGCCGGTCCCGCCGCGGCCGGGTCGTCCTCGGCCTCGTCCAGCAGCTCGGATTCCTCGCTTTCGTCGGGTAGACGCGCCGCCACGTCGCGCACGTCGATCTTGCCCGTGACCACGTCGGCGATCAGGCGGGTGCGGAGCTCGCGGAGGAGGGTCATCTCTTGACGCACACGATGGATGCCTGCATCGATCCTGCAACACGCATCCTCGATCGCGTCTGCGATCTCCACCTGCTCGAGAGGCGGCGGGTAGCAAGACGGCATCCGCTTGAAGTCTTCCCAGTAGAGTCGATTGCGGTCCTTGACGATCCCTCGTGAGAACTTGTCCGCCTCGGCCATGTAGACGGCCGTTCTGAACAAGCGGGCGAAGTATCGCGACGAGGTACCGGGAAGCGGCTGCGCAACGACGTACGCCGGACTGATGAGACCGTCGGTGGGCGCAACACCAACGGCACCCTGCCACATCCGCATCATGTTGTACGCGATGTCCCCGGCGGCGGCTCGCTTGTACTTGTCGCGGTCGGTCATCACCTGCTTCCGCTCGGCATTCTCGAGGTCTCGGACCCGGACACCCGTCTTGAGCGATACCTCCAGGATTGGCAGCTCTCCGAAGCCCGTCTCATTCCGCTGGAGGAACAAGCGGCCGTTGCGCCGCACCTCCCAATGCTCCGGGACATCCCCCAGCCACTCCACGCCGGAATTCTTGAGGCGGACGTTCGGGTCGAGGCCGCGGGTGACGGCGCAATGGATGATGGCCTGCTTCTGCTCCTCCAGCAGCCTGATCAGCTTCTGCTTGGCGCGGGTGTAGCGCCGGATCCGCCGGTCCGCGTAGTCGAGGAAGCGGACGATGGCGGCTTGTTCGGGGAGGGGTGGCAGTGCGAGCCAGATCGACTTGATCGCTGCGTGCGAGAGCCCGTACCGTGTCACGCCGTTCGCCTCGACGTGGAACTGACACGCGACACCCTTGCTCTGCATCGATCGGAAGAGATAGCCGCCGAGCAGTCGATCCTCGAACGGACGCAGCAGTGCCAGGTGGTAGCCGCAGACCAGATCTTCCGCCGATCCGTCGACAAGAGCCGGAACGCCGATGTCGTTCCAGGCCTCCGAGTCCTTGGTGATGAGAACATCGCCCGTCCGGAGCCGGAAGCGCTCGATTTCGTCTGCCGTAGCGGTCGCGGGCATGAACTTCATCGAGGCACCAATGCGATCGTTCTTGTAGACGTCCACGTAGTTGCAGAGGCGGACCGGGCTCTCACCCTCCTTCGCGTCCTTGTCCACGTTACTGACGCGCATCTCGGCGGCGTTCCGCAACCGGCGTATCTCCCAGCGCTCCGGAACGGCACCCAGCCACGACACGCCCGAGTCTCTCATCGTAGGGTACGGCTGAGGGTCGGCGATCATGCGTCGTCCTCGCTTCCGCCAGCCGGGCCTGCTTGCCACTCACCGGCGACCAGCGCCCAGTTCGTGCTGCGCGAAACCGGCTTGCCCTCCTCATCCTTCCCGATCCACACGCCCCAGAACTCCGGGTCGTCGGAGCGAGGCTGCTGCGACTTGGGCAGATCGTTCATCTTCACGAGGATCGGCAGCTCCGATGCCCATCCGAGCAGGATCGCGCTCTGCGAGGGCAGCGACGGCAACTCGCGGAGCAGCCCTCTCAGATTGTCCGGAACGAGCCGCTGGACCAGCTCCTGGTCACGGTCGTTGCTGATCCGGTGGAGAAGGAAGGTGTTGCACTGCGACAGCACCGTGGGAGAAAGCTCGGACGGCTGCTGGGACGACAGGACCAGCCCGAGTCCGAACTTCCTCCCCTCACGAGCGATGCGCTCGAAGACCTGGCAGCAGACGGCCGCCGCGTCCCGGTTCTCGATGTCCTCCTTGTAGCGCTTGATGAACGTGTGCGCCTCTTCCATCACCAGCACCGTAGGCAGGGTCACTTCGTTCCGTTTGAGGTAGCGCTGCAGAGCCTCGAAGACCATGCGGGCGATCACGGCCGTGACGACGTGAACGACATCGGTCGGCACGAGGGACAGATCGATCACCGACACGCAGCCGCCTGCGGCGTTGTCGCTGCCGATGTAGTCGGTCAGCCACTGGTCCAGCGTCGTGTCGGTCGCGCCCCCCATGATCGGCTTCATGCGGGTATCGGTCAGCAGCGCGCGAATCCTGACCAACAGTGTTTCAACGTGCTCGGACACGTTGAGCATCTCTGCCGCCGCCTCGACGCCGCGAAGCAGCGACGCGCCCTCGAAAGGGCGGGGTGCATCCACATCCGCCGGAAGGATGTCCGACTCCGTGCCGCCGAAGGCGGAATGAGCATCGCTCGCCGTGGCCAGAAGACCTTGAACCTCTTGGCGGGTGAAGTCGTAGTGGGGATACTGAACCCGGCGAGCAGCACAGAGACCATCGATGCTGTCGACGAGTGCTTGCAGCTTGGCCTGCTGATCGCCAGCGAAGGATCCCAGCTCAGGCCCCAGCCCCGCCTTCCACTTCTCCAACTTCTCGAAGAACGATTTCGGCTTTGGAAACTGGCCCCACGGACTGCCCGCGTTCTGCTCGATGCGGATGGTCGTCACGAGCGTGCGGAGGAAGCGGCGCATCTCGTGGCTCGCATCTCCCGTCGGTACGGTGTGGCCGTCGCGAACGAAGCGAAGCGCGTGCATGAGGGTCGGCCGCTGCGTCTTCGCGCTCGCCTGCGTGAACGAGCACCACTCCGCGCTGTTCCAGAACCAGAGCGGCACCTTCAGCGCCATCTCGCCGTCGGCGGGATTCACCTTGAAGATGCGGGCCTGAACCGTGGGATCGTCCTCCGGAAACGCGCGCGAGTACTCCCCGTTCGGATCGAGGACGATGAACCGCGCGTTGGGTCGGCCGGAGCGGGCCGCTTGCGCCTGCTCGAGGCTCCAGCGGATCAGTCCGGCCACGGAACAGGACTTGCCGCTGCCGGTGTTGCCGAGGACGGCGAGATGGCGGCCGAACAGGCGGTTCGGATCGAGGCACACCAGAGCATCGCCGGCGAGCGGGCTTGTGCCGATCTTGACGCGCCGCCTTTCGCCGGACTCCACGATCGAGCGGAGCTGCGTCTCGGTGGGCAGCACGACGGCGGCGCCGACCGACGGCAACGCGTCGGCGCCCCGGCGGAAGACGTAGCCGCCGCCATTCGGTCCCGCTCGCAGGGTGCCCAGCGGGTTGAGGCGCAGCCTGCGCAGCGGATAGGGCAGATCCACGAGGCCGAAGTCCTGCATCCCGCGCCGCTTGGGGAAGGGCGATCGTTCGACGGTGATCCACTCGGTCTGGCCGACGAGGAATCCGTCGTCGACAGGGACCAACAGGTAGCCGTTCACTCGGGGGAAGGACCGCGGTCCACCCGTGTTCAGCGCGACGGACTCGGGCGCCTCGATGTCGAGGGCGACCTTGATCTCGTCCGGGGAGACGAAGTCGACCGCGCCGATCCGGAGGCTTCCGGCCTGCTCGAAGGGGGTCTGACTCATGCAGGTTGGCCTCCGTCTGGCAACTCGGCCTCGCCGGCCGCTCCTGTCCTCGGCTCACCACCACCGAACCTATCCCTCAAGAGCTTGGCCATCCGGATCGTGGCTCGATCGATCGCCGGCTTGGGCAGGTAGTGATCAACAAGTGTTTGGAGGTCCCCGAGGTGATCACCGATCATGAGGCTGACCTGGGCGTGCCGGCCGAGCGGCATGATTCGGCCGAGCCGGTCGTCACGCGAGATCACGACCAGGTGGGCCGACGGGATCGTCAGCATGTCCATCATCACCCGATTGATGTGCTCGTCGCCGAACCCGTAGCCGTAGCAGATGACGGTGCTATTCGGCCGACAGATTGCGGCGGCGAAGTCCCGAATCAGCTCGACGTACGGGTGGGACGTGGTCTCCCGGTCCTTCGCCGCGTTCGGGTAGATCATGAGGCGCATCGCGCCATCGGCTCCGGCCGCAGCGAGGTAAGGCGCGGTCTCAGCGGCGCCGAGCGGAAGCCCGATCCGGCGAATCGCTCGGTCGCAGGCCACCCAGTCGACGGAGCCGTGCAGCTTCGTGAAACGAGCGACGCCCTCCAGGTAGCGCGGCTCGCCGCGGATACCGGGCGGGTTATAGTGGAGATCGACGTCGAGGCGCGACGCGCGGAAGACCGGCGCCACGGTGCCGACGAAGCGGTCTATCAGTCGCAACCCCGCGACATCGGCGCCCGCCTCGAGGTAGCGGTCGTAGTTCGTCGTGAAGAGGTGCAGCCGCTCGCGCGTGCCAGACCGGCTCGCGAAGCTCATCAGAAAGCTGGCAAGGTACTTGAACGCCTCCTCGCGTTTCTCGGCGGGCGCCGAGATGAGATTCCGCTCCCCCTCGAGGATCGAGCCTGCGAAAGTGTGGAGGGCCTTCTCCAGCCCGCTTCGCAGGGCTATGATCTGCCCGTGCTCCTCGGTCTCCTCCGGCTTGGTGGCAGCGATGATCTCCAGGCCGCGGAGCAGCTCGTTGGCTGCACGGATCTGGTCCTCGAAGTTTCCGCTGTCGCGCCCGGCGAGCTCGGCGGCGCGGCTCGCCTCGGCCTCGATCTCCTCGCTAAGGATGTCGAAGGTGATCGTGCCCATCCCGGAAAGCGGGCCCTCCGTCGCTATCCCGTGCGCAGCATGCGTCAAGCCGGAACCGACCATCAACGACAGGTGCTCCGACTGCACGAGAGCCGTCAGCCACGGCTCGATCCTGGGGCGCAGCTTCTCTGGGCCGAAGGAATCGTCGGCCTTCGTCCACGAGCACGTCGCGTCGCTGAATAGCTTGAACGGCTTGCTGGGCTCCTCCGCTCCACCGTCGCGCTGCAGAAGGATCGGGGCATGGTCATCCCGGGTCTTGAGGATCTGACCGCCGCCTTTGAGATGGCTGCGAACCTCTTCCGCGGTCACGGCTTGGCTCCGCCGATGATCTCGCCCAGCAACCCCTCGGTCTCCTTCTCCAGCGCCAAGATGTCCGCGCGGATCTCGTCCAGCGTGCGCAGCGGCTGCGGCTTGTAGAAGTAGCGGGTGAAGCTGACCTCGTAGCCGGTCTTGATTCTCTCCGGGTCGTACCAGGCGTCGGCGGCGTGCGGTAGCACCTCGCGGCGCAGGAAGGCCTCGATGCCGCCCTCTTCGAGCAGCGGCACCTGCTCGGTGTCGCGCAGGTCGGTGTCGGGCTCGTACTCGACGACGGCGGGCTTGCCGCCGATCGTGACCGGGAACAGGCCGCGCAGCGGGTCGGGCGCCGTGCCCTTCTTGTGGATCTTGCTGATCACTGGCTGCGCGTCGGCGGCGCGCTCTTGGCTCTCCTTCAGTGCCTTGATCTCCTTGGCGGCGTAGGCGCGCTCGGAGTCGGTTCCTTTCAAGCGCAGCGGCCGCTCGACCGTGACCTTCCAGTAGCCGAAGGCGGCGTTCGGGAAGATCTTCGACTGCTCGGTCTCCTCGAAGGCGAGGAAAGTGTCGCAGATGCGCTGGATGTCCTCATCCGACAGCTCGCAGTTCTTCTTGCCGAGGTTCTTCCGCAGCGATTTGAACCACTGCGTGGCGTCGATGAGCTGGATCTTGCCCCGCCGATGCTCCGGCTTGCGGTTGGTGAGCACCCAGACGTAGGTGGCGATGCCGGTGTTGTAGAACATGTTGAGCGGCAGCGCGACGATCGCTTCGAGCCAGTCGTTCTCGATGATCCAGCGGCGGATGTTGCTCTCGCCCTGGCCGGCGTCGCCGGTGAAGAGCGAGCTGCCGTTGTGCACCTCGGCAATCCGGCTGCCGAGCGCAGTGGCGTGCTTCATCTTCGAGAGCATGTTGGCCAGGAAGAGCATCTGGCCGTCGCTCGAGCGGGTGACGAGCGAGTACTCGGGGTCGCCCGCGTGCTCGATCAGGAAGCGCGGATCCTTGAGGCCGCCCTTGCCGCCCATGCGCTCGAGGTCGCCTTTCCAGCTCTTGCCGTAGGGCGGATTGGAGAGCATGAAGTCGAATTCGCGGGACGGGAAGGCGTCGTTCGCGAGCGTCGAGTGCTCCGGTCCGCCGACGATGTTGTCCGCCGCGTCGCCCTCGCCCTTGAGCAGGAGGTCGGCCTTGCAGATCGCGTAGGTCTCGGCGTTGATCTCCTGGCCGTAGAGGTGGGTCGCGACCTCCTTGCCGTGCTCCCGCGCGAGTTCCTGGAGCGTCTCCTCCGCGACCGTGAGCATGCCGCCCGTCCCGCAGGCGCCGTCGTAGAGCAGGTAGGTGCCCGACTCGATCCGGTCGGCGATGGGCAGGAAGATCAGCTTCGCCATGAGCCGCACCGCGTCGCGCGGCGTCCAGTGCTCGCCGGCCTCCTCGTTGTTCTCCTCGTTGAACTTGCGAACCAGCTCCTCGAAGATCGAGCCCATCCCATGGTTATCGAGGCCGGGATGCTTCACCGAGCCATCGCCGTTCATGACCGGATTCGGGCCGAGGTTGATGTCGGGCGACAGGAGCTTCTCGATCAGCGTGCCCAGAGCGTCGGCCTTCGAGAGCCGAGGGATCTGGTTGCGGAACTCGAAGTTCTCGAGGATGTCCTGGACGTTGGGTGAGAAGCCGTCGAGGTAGGCATCGAAGTCGGCCCGAAGCTGCTGCTGACTGGCGCGGGCCCGAAGGTCGCGCAGGGTGAACTTCGACGTGTTGTAGAAGGCTTGCCCGGCCGCCTGCCGCAGGGCTTGGTCCTGGTGGACGATCTTGGCCTCGTCGAGCGAGGCCTTCATTTCGAGCACAGCCTGCTTGGTCGGCTCCAGCACGGCGTCGAGGCGGCGCAGGACGGTCATGGGGAGGATGACGTCGCGGTACTTGCCGCGAACGTAGAGGTCCCGCAGGACGTCGTCGGCGATGCCCCAGATGAAGTTCGCGATCCAGTTCAGCTGGCCTTGTTCCATGTCACTCCAGGGATTGTCGGGACGCCCAACGAAGAGCATCGTATCCGGAGGAGCCGGCAGATCGGCGCCTCGCGTCCAGCACGCGGCCTTGCCCCTGCTCTCCCGGTAAACACACTTCCCGATCCGGACCGTTCCACGTCCCGATTCTCCACGATCACCCTGCGCGGTGCTCTCCCGGTTGACACACCCCGCCTCCGGGCCGAAAGAAGCCCCGATTCCGTTAACCACTTTGCAGGCTCTCCCGCCGCCACTGGAGAGTTCGAGAGCCTGGAACGGCCCTTCTTCCTACCTCTGGCCCGCTCTCTCCCTTAGCACGCGCCCTCCCTCTGCTCAACCCTGCCCCCCTTGCC